AGACATTGAAAAAAGGAGATAGTTTGACTATCACTGTAAAACGCGTGGGAGGGGCGTTTACAAACCAAAGATAATTACCAAGTATTTTTGGTTAAAATGGATTTTTTTCATGTTTATTCTGACTTTCAAAAGCATGGAGGAACTAACACGGTTGTCTGCATTGCTAGGCAAACAACTCGATGCTATGGAAGAAACCATCGCTCGTTTAACGGCTGCTATGAATGAATTTTCCAAACAGCAAAATCCTCATAAACGGCCAAGAACTTGTCGCGGCTGTCAAGAAGAGCAACCAAATCAAATGGCTCATTATGGGGGATGTATTCCTGACCCCAATGAGTAAAAACGGATTTTGGGATTTGCTCTCTTTTTATACTAAAAATGGCACAACCCACTCCAGAAGACATCAGCAACCTTCGCGAATGCGTGAGGGAGTACACAGAAGTTGACAACCAACTTCGTGAACTCAATACACAAGTGTATAGCAAGCGTGATGAGCGTAGTGCTGCTGAAGATCGAATCATCGAACTGATGAAATTGCCACAATTTGCTTCGGTAAATGAGTTGGCTGTGAGTGGCGATGGGTCAAAGATTAAGATTGAAAGGCCCGGATCCCGAAATGTTCCTTGGAGTCTATCACAATACAAACTTCTTCAACTTCTGAAGACATTCTTTGCCAACGACCACACTGCTGAAGCCTGCTTTAGGCACATCAGCGACGGCGTCAAGCAATCCCCTCAACGCGACACATTTGCAATTAAGCGAATTGTTCGTGGAGTTGAAGAGTAAAAAGCAACTGCTTTTTCATTCGAAAACGGACTTTCTTGTTACTCTCATAAAATATCTAAAAGCAATGGAAGTTCCTGTATATAATCCTTTTAATTCTAAAAATTGTATGTTTACCCAGAAGGATATACATACAATTCTACAAAAACATGATTGTCAACATCTTGTTAGAAATACAGAAATCTTCCAAACTGCTATGGTTCATTCATCTTATGTAAGGCGTACTGAATATACAACACCTCTAGGAGACATTGCTCAATTAGCCCCTAAGCCCGAGGATTGTATTGATTTGTTCCCCGAATCCTACGAACGACTCGAACATCTTGGCGATTCTATTTTGGGGGCTTCTGTTGCTACATATCTTTCTATTAGATTCCCAACACAACAAGAAGGGTTTCTTACCAATTTGCGTAAAGAAATTGTATGTAACAACATGCTTGGAGAACTAACCAAAAAAATCAAATTAAATCAATTTTACGTGATTTCAAAGCACAATGAGGATGCTTGCAATGGTCGCTATAATGTTAAAAAGTTAGGTGATATTTTAGAAGCCTTTATTGGTGCTTTGTGGATTGACTGTAAGTATAATTTCCAGATAGTTTATGGTTTTGTAGTATCATTGATTGAGAACTATATTGATATTCCTGGAATTCTACTAAACGATACTAACTTCAAAGATCAATTACAGAAATTTTGTCAAATCAAATTTCACTATACGCCGACCTATACTATGCTTTTAGCAGAGAATGGGTATACTATGGCGGCTGTTGATGGAAGAGGCAACCATATTGGTGTTGGAACAGGAACAACAAAAAAGCAAGGAGAACAACTTGCTGCACAAGATGCCTTGAAAAAACTAAAAGTTTAATTTACTTGGACGTTACTTTATTAGACTAAAATGCTCGAAATTCCATCGTTTATGATTTTTTTTGGCTTTGTTAGTTATTATTCGTCATATGTTGTCAGTCTGTGTTTGTTGGTTTTGAAGCAATATAATATACATCGGTTTACAATTCCAAATGACAAGGAACTGATTAAGCCTGTAATCAAGCGGTTAGAGAAAGAGTGTACATGTACTGATACCGCTTTGACAAAAGGTTTTAAAAAGACAATGTCTGGATGGTTTTGGAGTCCTAAAATTATTGGACATGTATCTTATGATACGTATGGAGATGTAAAGATTGCATTTCTAACAACAAATGCTCATTTTGAATACCTAATTCAACCTTTGGAAGAATCATTTGAGATGTATAAACCGTTAGTTAAGTCAGAAATAACTAATGAACCCAAACAAGAGGCTTCTAAAATATCGGTATTTTCTAGGTATGGGTCTTATAAAGATTTTTCTTATTCGCGTGTGTTTTTTAACGTAACAACCTTAGAGCCTATTTTAGGGCAAGGAAAGGTTGTTTCGGATGCTGTTCAAGTTTTTAAGAAAAAAAGGCAATGTAGCGTGTTTATTGAAGGACCACCTTGTAGTGGCAAAAGTTCGGTTGGATATTTAATTGCTAAAGAACTATCGGGGGCTTTCTGCAATACGTTTAATCCTACTGAACCCGGTGATACCTTGTCTGGCGCCATATCAAGAATTCAAGATTGGATAAGAGATGATGATATTCCCATTGTGATTCTGGTTGATGAAGTGGATAGTATGCTTAAGAAAATTCATACAAATGACGTTAAATTGAATAATGATACACCAACGCTAGTTTATGATAAACCGTCGTGGTCTAAGTTTACGGATAATTTGAGATTCTTTAAGAACGTCGTAATGATCTTCACAAGCAATACATCTAAATCTGAAATTGACAAGTTGGATCCTTCTTACTTGCGTCTTGGGAGAATTGACGTATACCATATATTGGACTCTCCTGTATACCAAGAAGATGGAACATTTTTAGGATAAATTTACCGTTGCCGTCCGAGGAATACGTCTTGATAGCAATTCGCGCTGTGTTCCGCCAACAGACATATCATCTCCTTCAGGAATTCCTTCAATTGCCCGCAAAGCCTCAGCAACTCTTTGCGGTTGATCAGAAAACTGAAGAAGAAGTTGAGTACGGATTACGTTGCGACGCAAAGGAGGACGCGAGGTTCGTATAGTCCTTGAAATAGTCCCGAGCCCGTTTCCTTCTAGACTAAAGTTGTCTACTTCATTGCTTCGCATGAAATCCAGAATTGTTGCAGATAGTTCTGCTTTTTTGTCCCTAATCTCCTTCTGACGAACCTGAATCTGCCTCGATTCGTCATCCAAAGCAACCCATGAACGAATCACATTCTTGACCTCCTCTGTGTTCGCCATTTGCTTTTAGAACGTATTTGACTTGAAAGCCCTTTGCCGATGGTTGGCGTAACATCTATAGTTGCAGGAATATTTGCTTCGAGAGTTTTAGCGGCTTCAGGACCTATCAATGGTAACTTTTCAACAACTTCTAATAATTTCTCTCGTTGTTCTGAAAATCTAGTTGATAGTTTCCCAGCCAACTTTTCGGCAGCCAAAGCCCCACTATACAACGTTGTTCCGAAGAAAGGAATCATCAAAAATGATACAATAAATGCTTGTCCAAAATGCTGACGAGAAACGTTCAACAACATAGCAAGAATTACGAATACGGATGCTATCATCCATCCTATAATTTCTCCTATGGGTCCAGATTCTGGAATTGGTAAAAACCCCATAACTTTAGGAACAACACTTTCTATAGTTGCTGCTGTTGTAGGTAATGCGGCTGCTGTAGAATCCATAGCAATACTCAACATTGGCCCAAATGGCCCTGCTTCAAGCGTCTTTGCAATAAATAGCAAAGGACTTACAACATCTGTTCCTGTCTTTATAAATCCAGGAGACCACTCATATAATCCTTTCAACCATCCAGATATAACATCGTCTAATACATCTCCAGTCGCTCCACCAGTCTTTGATATCAACCGAAATAGTTGCTTAGATTCTGCTGTTGAAAATAAGGGCCTTCCTTCAGATAACACATCCATACGTAATTCTTCGGGGCTCTTGTAGTATTGTTTGTGCAAGTAATCATTCAAGTCAACAAATCTGGAAACGGTGTGAGCAAACTCTGTATTACCCGACATACTCCGAACATACTTGAAGATTTTTAATTCACGATTTTCTATTGGATTATCTTCCAAGTTCCACACCATTATTCACTTTACTAGAAAACAAAGGAATGGACAAAGCCGATGAAGATGAAATTAGTTGGAACCCTCAGTTAGAAGAAATTCTCTCTCAAGAGGGAGAACGCGCCCTATGTTACTCGTGGCTTCATTCCAAATCACAAACAATGGTATCCAAATATGATACAAACATAGCAATTCCTGTTATTGTTCTTTCTACGTTGGCTGGTACTGGATCTATTGCATCTGAATCGTTGTTTGGCGGCTCTCAAGCAGCAAGTGTGATAATCGGAGCAATCAGTTTGAGTGTTGGTATAATGAACACAGTGTCAAATTACTTCGGATTCGCTAAACGCTCTGAAGCACACAAGATTTCAGCAATGACTTATGCAAAAATTCATAAGTTCATTGTTATCGAACTAAGTTTGCCTCGCAAAGAAAGAATGAAAGCAAGAGATATGCTTAAAATTATTCGCGAACAACTCGAGAGACTTGCTGAAACAAGCCCTCAAATTCCCGAACCAATCATAGAATTATTCAATAAAAATTTTCATGATCAGAAAAATGTTTCTAAACCTGAGATTACAAATGGTTTAGATCCTATACATGTATATGTTGAACATTCTGAATCGTTTAGCCCGACGTCTAGAGTAAATGTAAAAGTAATAGATAGCGCAACAGTTGAAATTCCTGTAAAGCCGCAAATAGATTCTGTTCCTCCGACGCCTAGAACTTCCATTCCCGGTCGCACTCAAGGCAAGTCACAAACGTAGTCATAGGTTCGTCTGCTGACCTCGTCTGCATCTGATAGTAATCGCATTTTGATTTCTTTTTACAGCCCGAGCAATACAAGTGAATCGCCGCACTTGTATTTTTCGTATATAATCGAGTCTCTAACTCAACCATCCTGTCCAGTGCAGCCTTCCATTTAGTTGGACATAGTTCTTGTGCTGACAGTTCTACAAATGTTTTGGGCTCAATTTCGCCTTTCATTAACTTCTCTCCCCACTTTTCTGTATTTTTTACAGAACCATCATTCCTCAGGTTCTCATATACAGAAATAGCCTTGCTTCTGTACGTATTCCAGAAAATACGATTAGACCAGTCAATGTCAATAGAGTTGTTTTTACATTGCTCAACAATATGCTCTAACATGAACCTTTCCAGCAAAGTAGCAACTTCGAGATTGGTGTGTTCAGTAAAATTGTGAATCACTTTATCACGAATTTGACAACTAATAAATACATCATTTGTCTTAATTTTGCTTACAACTACTTGCACAACAGGCCTTGCTACAATTTCAGGTTCTTCAGGAACTTCTTCCTCTTCCTCTTCCTCTGCTTCTTCTTCATCATCGGATACATTAAAAGACCATTCGTGATACAATGTCTCGTAATCTTCAGTGCTCAAATTTACATATGAATTGATCGGTTTCTCATATTCATCTGAATCTGAATTTGTTGCTAATACGATAATTGGGCCAGAATACGATTCTTCATCTAAAGGCGATGGCAACATATGCTGATTTGGCTCATCTTCATCATCTGCAACTTTGGCAAATATTGCTAGCCAACGCGAGTCTTTCAGAGGGTCTGGCAATTTCCCTTGGAATTGAATAGTTGGTTGCTTATATTTCTTACGAATCCATTCCAACACATCAGTTGTTTTTGCAGGAATAGATACTTCATTCAATGTTCCGTTATTCAATACAACTGTTCCGACAACCATGTTTAAGTAAATTACTCAAATAGACATTAAGTTCCATTTTTAAAATCGATTTAATTACAATTCGCTTATACTAATTAATACGATGTCATACGTTCCTCCTCATCAACGAAAGGAACAAACACAATCTGAAATTATTGAAGAACGCATTAAAGCAGTAAGCGAAGGTTCTGATCGTGACTTTCCTCAACTTGGTCGTAATGGGTTACAGGAAAAATCTACGCAATGGGAACAACTCCGAATTGAATCTCAAATTCGGGAACGGGTTGAAGCCAGAATGGCTGAACAATTTGAAAGCAAACGAAGGGAAGAACAAGTAACATATGCAACATTGCGGCGCATTGTTCCTCGACAGATATATGTTGCCCATGAGGAAGAAGATAAGCCAGAACGTGCTTCTCAAGTTCCTGTTGATCCAGAAGACGAATGGATTGAAGTTAAGCCAAAAACTCGAAAGTCAAAAAAGAAAGTGGTACACGATTCTGATTCCGAAGACGTTGATGTTCAGAATTTAATAGACAATGAAGATTCAACTTGGAATTAGTGCTATTGTCCAATTATACAGGAAAGATAACCAATCGCGAACCCACAATGCTGCTGTTTTTCCATACTCGCCGGTGAGTGGTGTTTTATATGCTTGAGAATATCCAAAATATATAGAAACTCCTACAAATAAAATAACTGCTATACCAACAACTCCATATGCATTCCAAAAGTCATTCCAAGCCTTATTAAATTGTCCTTTTACTGTAGTTGGGTATTTCTCCTCTTCTGCTTTATCACTCTTGGACTGTTCAACATTATTTTTCAAATCTGCTTTTTTAACTTCTAGTTTACCTCCTACTTTGGTATTTCCAGTCGGACGTAATCTCAGATAAAATTTGTTATCATGAGGCGTTGGTCCTCCGGGAATGTTGCTGACATCATTAAAGAATACTTCCCGATCTCCAAGACCTTGAACAGGCCTAGAACCCGCTTCTACATTCCGCACAAGATATGAAAAATCTCCTTGATCCATGTTAATCATTGATTTGAACACAATCCATTCGCAAGGAGTACACGGAGGGACTAATGACGAACCATCATATACATAATAACTTGATTCGGGGGGAACTATTTGCGAAATACTCCACTCACGCATTGTCAACTTTGTTTCCCCAGTAGTTACTGCATAGGGAATAAACTGCTTGAAGAAGTTGTAAGATGGCGTTTGAGCACTATTGATTCGGAACAACGAACTCATGCACATCAACTCTCCTGTTGGTTTTCTGAAAAA